TAAACATCTTACACCATCTAACTTCCTAGATGCAAACCAATGTTGTGTTTCGAAATCAACCTTCTTAGCTTGCTTGTCATACGGTTGCGCTAATGCAACTTTGAACTCAGGAATCAATCCTGGTATTGCTTTATTGATACTAGAGTCAGTTCTAGTCTTTAGATTCTTATCTATGATACACCAAAACAATTCTTTGTAAGGATTGTTATGAACCTCTTCTCCAAAATCTAAACCATCTGCGTAAGCATTACAAGCTGCAATAGCATCATGCCCAGTAAGCTCTCTATTAGCTAGCTTATCAAGTAATACAAACAAATCAAAATAAGTATCAGCTACTAGATCTGAATTCTTTTTACAGTTCTTACTTGTTACGTTATACTTCATAAAAGGATTGTAAGTGTAGTGTAATACGTTCTTGATAAACTCATTATCTTTATACGATTTGATTATATCAATCTTTTCGTTCTTTGAGTTTGTATTGTTTAACTCTGAGACAAATCCAAGTAGATCTTGGAAGTTGTCGTTAATGTTTTTCTGTAGTGTGTCAAGTTCAGCAGCTCTTACCTGCTTCCTTATTTCTTTCATTTGTAATTTATCCATTCTTTATTTTTTATTTTATTTAACTCTTTATCTTTACAAGATAAAGATACGTATTTTATTCCATATATGCAACAGTTTGGACGATTATTTTTCCAATTGTTCATAACTATTTTCCAAACTTTAATCCATATCTCATCTGTTCTATCATAAGATATTTTTTATTTACACTCTTAATACCATGCTTCCTTTCAAGGTATCTAGCGACACCTCCAAAGCTCCAATTGGCGATGAATGCTTCCTCTAGATCTTTCGGATCCCATTCTCTAGTACGAGACTCAAACCCATGACGGATACAGAATGTATCTGTCTGCGAATGACAGTTGGGACATAACAATTGTAAATTATCTAGATGGTGATTCTCTGGATTGCCATCAATGTGATCTATCTGTAAGATCATCAATTTGTTATTGTATTCAGTAGATATTCCGCACCCCGCACATTCATACGGAATGAGCTTATGTTTAAGGATCGGCCACCACATCTGTTGACGGGTAGCTCCACTATTGAGTTTGAACATGTCCATATAATGTTCGAACCTTACATGTTTCTTTCTAGGTCGTCTCATCATTTAAGAAATGTTGTCCAAACTAAATTTTTAGATTCGTACTGATGCCAATACTCGTTACATTTTTTCATTCTATATTGAGGTATTTTATATTGGTCATTAGCTCTACATAAACGCTCCAACTCAGTAACATCCTTAATTGCATCATCAGCAGCATCCCAATCTTTTTCTGCTACAGCTGGACCTACTTGCTTCCAACGCTCTATGCGTTCAAGCAGTTTATATATCTTACCTAAAAATTTGTGTCTTCTCATCTACTTTGTTAATTCTCCAAATACATCTTTACCAATTTTGTATATTAGAAATATAAATCCTAATACCAAAAAATTATCCATCGTGTCATTGATGCTTTGCAATGTGGTTAACACATCAGCCATCTCGGCTATATTTACCTTACTATTTATATCAAACATAATTTCTCTTTTAATCTTTTTACGTGTTTACATTCTTGAAATCTTCTAAAGGTAGCGGCTGGGCATTCGCAACTGAAGTCGTCGTTAGAAGTTCTGACTACAGTGTAGTACTTCAGCTTACCAGTCTTCTTGTCGCGTGAGCCCATCTCACTATATTTCCATCTCTCCATACTACTGTATGTTTTCAGATTCGTTAGCCCATTCCATATCTTGCTCTAACGAACATTCTATCTCTACAGGTTTAGTTGCATAGTAATAGAACTGAGCCCTTCCAGGGATGTCAGCTTCTACTCTATTGATAATACCTTTCTTCAAACCTCTACGAAGCATGTCAGCATATTTCTTATTTGAACCGAACGATGTATTCCTATCATATCCGAATGCTGTTTTTGTAATTTCGTTTTCTGTCATCGGTCCCACTGCTTTAAGAACTTGAACCATTGTCTTTACTGAATTGTTTGCCATTTTTTATTTACTTTAATTATTTATTATTTACTATTTACCTCCCTAAGTGAGAAGCTACTTTTACTCCTAATTTAACTGACCATAGTTTTCTAACGATTGGTCTACCACCGTCTCCATCACCATCCTCATCCTCATAACAATCAACCGATGCATCAATACCAATGTTGGTAAGTATATCAGTTATAGTTTCTGCGTTGAGTTTATTACTCACTTTAAGATAAGGCTCCTTCCAAAGATTACCATCTTGATCTGAACAGCTTGTGAATTTAACTTGATACGTCAATCCAGGATCACCATAATCTATTATATTCTTTTTAATCGAATCTATATATTCATCTATACTAGCCCATCCATCTAATTCTGGAATCCAGATATCGTTGTTTAATTTATTCATATCTTTATTATATTAAGTCAATCATATTCTTTGGTACATTCATTATACCTTTCGCACCAAAATCAATCTTACATTTTGTTTTGTTGATCTTTAGAATAGTACCTATAAATCCTCTAGTCTTGTTATGATCTACATAACAAGTATCTCCTTCATTAAGAATACTATCCAGCCCACCTTTCAGATCTATCATCTGAATAACTTGCTTCTTTAACTCATTTAATTCCATTACCGTTAGTGTGTGTAAATTTTCCATTTTTATTTTTTTTTAATTTATTTAACTCTTTATCTTTACAAGATAAAGATCCCCCTTTTTATCCATATATGCAACGATTTATCGATTTATTTTCAAATTGTTCATAACTTTTGTACGACGGTACCAGTTAGGTTTAGATGCTATCCGTTCAGCAATTCTCTGACGTACTATCTTCTGTTCATCAAGTGATGGCATCCAATCGTTATATAGCTCTGGAGGGAATACTTCTTTAGGAAACTTTCTGTTAGGATCTGGATTGAATCCACGAGCCTTCATCTCATCTATAAGTTCATCATATCTCTTATTAAGATATAATCCTTTATCATAAAAGAAATACACATGACCTGTGTTAAGTGTAAATCTCTTACTAATCTTTGATCTACGTAAGCCAACCTTACTGCTCAGCGTACGCTTGAGTGAACCTGGCACCATTGTAATCTCTCTGTATTCTGCTATGAGATGTTGGTCGGTTAACTCGGATGGTGATATAATATTTATTCTTGTCATATATTAACTATACAATTTTTTTTCCACACTAGCAACATTTTTCCTACAATATTCAAATAGCTGTTTAGTATTACCGTTGAACGACTCCATGATATGAGCTATTACATCTGTACCTGTATAGAAGTGTTTAGCAAGCGACTCACGGAGTAACGCTAATCTATTCTGTTCAGTATTCATTGCACTCTCGAATAACTTGTTATATCGCTTCATATACCTTCGTCGTATATCTGTATAAAGATTATCAGTCTTTGGATCTTCATTACCCTTATACTGATCAATGAATGTATTCAATTCATCCCGCATCCACTCAAGCTCCCATTCAGCTTGTTTGAACTGGTCAGGGTATTCAAAGTCTCCATGCTCTATTCGTTCTAATAGAGAACGCTTAGTAGATAATGGCTTATGTGTCTTGAAACGTCTCCACCAATTAAATTGAGATGCTCCACCTCTAGGTTTATGCTTAGGCTTCCTCATCCCAGAATTCATTTACAGCATCAAACACATCATTGTAACCACTATCGTTACACCAATCAAAGTCTTCATCAGACCATGTAGTAGTTGGATTTTCCTCACAACTAACGCATGGGCATTTGTCTTCAGTCTTTTGTACTTGATACTCATATCCTCCACATCCGTCAGATATCTCTACTACTTCATAGCCTTCCGGCAATTCATTTGTCATATTTAATTATTTATTGATTAGTACTCCGACGGGGAATCGAACCCCGATTACCAGGATGAAAACCTGGCGTCCTAACCATTAGACGACCGGAGCAAATATTAGTCCTGTATCACTAATTCGTATTCACCTGAAGTATACTCTTTTCTATTCTTAGCATACTCTATTGGATTTTCTTGGTGTGTCTTAAATGAAGAATAACCATCTGGTCCATCACTAAGTACTTCTACTTCACCATATCCGACCCAATGAGGTCCTTTAGTCATTTGTACTATAATTTGTTTTCTAACTGGTGTGTTAGAGTGATCCATATTGAACCACGCTTGCTTTAATAATGTTCTTTCTAAACTCATAATTTATATTTTTAATTTATACTATTTTCTTTAACACTGCATTCCCATACCATCTGGGTTTTCATCCTCATACTCTATATCTCCTACATCCTTCACACCTTCTTGTTCTAACACTTCCTCAACTGTAGCACTACCATTCAATCCTGATGGAACACTCTCTGGAGATGCTGGTGATAACTCATTCGCATTAGTGTAATCATAATTGATGGGTGTTCCTGCAGGCCACTCTTGTGTATTGAATCCTATCATCATGAAGTGAGTTCTAGGAACCAGACCTTTGAATTGTAAGTAGCTATACTCCTCATGCAATTGCCAGTTAGCCATATTATCAAGATTGTTCAAAGCTCCTTGCAATATATCATCTAAATTATAACCATCACCATAACCTACACCTTCAATAGCCATACCGATATCTCTCAATGCCTTCTCATGTCTACATCCAAATACCTCACACTCACCATTATCATACCATGCCTTTTTAGCAGCATCATAATTCTTAGATAAAGCTTCACCCATGTTACTCTTCATAGCATGTGCTACTTCATCATTGTGTTGATACATCTCTGTTGAATGTGGTTTTGTAATTTCGATTCCGTACTTGATTTCATTTTTCTTTGTCATATCTATTTTTATTATTTATTTAACTCTTTATCTTTACAAGATAAAGATCCCCCTTTTTATCCGAATATGCAACTTTTTTGACAGTTATTTTAATAAAAGTTATGAACCGATAAGAGTATGGTATCGTCTCGGAAATGATATGTATTGCTGAAGAGAGGAACGTGAAAGGGATTATAATCATACTACTATTAAGTATATCTAGCTTAGCTCAGACTATACCTCAAGATAAGATGTTGCACTTCTCAGCATGCTACATAGTATCGTCTGGTTCAACTACATTATTGTCATATAAGTATTCAGAAAGGAAAGCCATGTGGATAGGAATGGGATTGGGTGTTGGAGTAGGAATAGCTAAAGAGGTATATGATATCAAGTGCGGACATTCTGATATGAATGATATATACGCTGATATGTTAGGTGCTATTGCTGGAGCTGTTGTTGTTCGAATTAGATTCTAAATACTAAGAGCAAATACAATTATCATTAACAAAACATATACGGCAGGGCTTATGTCTATTCTTTCTGTCATGTATATAAATACGATCTTAACCTTGAATACGTATTAACTGAATATTAACAAATCATTATCTAATTAGTGTAATCTGTCCAGTGTAGTGTTGGTTGTGCGTTCTTATAGAATAAGTGTAAATCCCAACCTGACAATCCTTACCATCCCACGGAATGTTATTATCCGTATAATAAACTTTCTGTCCCCATCTATTATATATAATTAACGATTCGATCTCATCACCATCCGCTCCGTGTACATAAAACGTCTCGTTATAATTATCACCGTTGGGAGTAAATGAATTGGGTATAAAGATCTGGAGGTATGGACAATCCTTTATTATAACTTCATGGTAAGAAGTATCTCCCTCACATCCAAACCTAGTTGTGTAAACTGATATGATGTACGTACCGATCGAGTCAGGCCATTGAACTGTTATAGAGTTTTCTTGATTATAAATAATCTCACCATCGGAGATATCCCAATAGTATATCTTATCCACATCATAACTCACTTGATAATTTTGTGGTACAATATCACCACAATTGGTGTAAGTCTCTTGAGCGAATAATTGAAGTGGCAGTAATATGTATACTAGCCATCTCATATTAGTAATGTTGAATAGGTCCTGTAACTGGTCCGTTGTTCACTACAACATTTATAGTAGTATTACATCCAGCCATTGAATAAGTTAATACATAATTTCCAACACCAGCTGACGATGGTTGAAACGCATTAGCCACCACACCTGTTCCAGACCATGTTCCTCCTAATGGATTTCCTACTAACGGTGTAGTTGGATCTCCTGCACAGAATGGTCCAATTGGATTACCTGATAAATCTAATACAAATACGTCTAGCAGTATTGGAGTTCCTGGACATCCTGCTGCATTAGATTCAATAACTTCTACTGCATTTGGATACAGTCCACTAACACCACCCCAATCTACTGTAATAGAATTTGAGCCTTGTCCAGTCTGTAATGCTCCACCACCTCCAGTAATGGTCCACTGATAGGTTGATGTGGGTGTATTGGTGACGAAGTATTGTTCGCCCAATGCATTTGCACATACCGTGTCTGGGTTGATTGTTGTTTGTCCATATGTGAATATGGTTGTTGTCATTAGTAGTGCTGTAATGAATAGCACTAGTAGTACTTGTTTGTTTTCCTTGTAGTTCATAACTCTCTCCTGTTTAATAATGGTTAATGTTTGATGTAGCTATTAGAGGGATTTGCACCACTCCATTGTATATACCGTATGGCGGATCTGCGCAGCAGTTTCCATTGCTCCATCCACCCGTCACACAATCGTCGTATACGTTCATACTAATATTTAGATTATCTGGAGTACATGTAGGTCCAACCGTTACTTGAAAGCTCATAGTAAATGGTCCATCTGAACTTGTACCCCACCCTGCATTTCCTGTATTCACAAATCTCCATCCCGGTCCGAAGTTGAAGCCACTAGGATATGTATTCTGTATATCCCATAACCAAGCTCCGTTAGATCCAAAAGGATTACCTGGAGCAGTGATAGGTGTTAAGTTAGTCCATCCAACTCCCAAGTTAATTTGAAATGCATGAATCCAGTTTATGTTAATTCCAGTGAAGGTTCCTAATGTATACGTTACTGTTACTACATCTCCCGATTGATATGGTCCGAGAGGTGCGAGTGCAGCGGTTTGGTTTGACACACATTGTGAGGTAGCGCGCAGACCGAATAACAGAAACAATATGATTAGTAATCTCTTCATATATATAAATAGCATTGTAAAATAAAAAACCCCTCCGATTAGGGAGGGGTCTCTTCTATCACGTGATGGTCAATTTGTTAATTACTTCTTAACAAAGAATGACATAACAATTAGTAATACTACTAATCCTGTAAACCCACCTTCACCAAATCCATTTACTAGACCTGTAAGGTTTGCGATTACATCCATTCCGAATACTGAACCGCCTGTTAAGACTGTCCAAAGGATTGTTACTGGAAGTACAGCTAATAATGTAGCTCCTAATCCTGCAAAGAATCCTGTGATGTATTTAATTACGTTATCCATAATATAAATCTCCATTTTTTTAATAGTTGATACACTAAATATTAGCGCACCGAGTTACGTTAACTTAAAACTTTAATCCGAATCCCAACGTCAAGTTTGTAGTCTTAGCTGTCATATCATATACAACTTTAGGGTCTACAAATATACTCTTGTGTATAGTGAACATCTTACCTAGTCCTAAAGACATATTATCCGTAGATAAACCGTCAGTAGCAACATAGACAAAATATCCTCTTACGAAGTATCTTGCGTGGAAGTCTAGATCTAGATCAGCTGTAGAATCCGCTTGTGAAGCTGAACATCCAATCATAAGATTATCATATACTTGATATCCTACAGTTGGTGAAACAGACCACTCAGTCCAAGCAACATCTGCGATGTCACCAGTTCCTACGTACCAATCCCCTTTTGTCTGTGCTGAAGCTGCGATAGTAATCAAAGCTAGAGCGATAGTCATAATAAGGTTTCTCATTTTCTTTCCTCTGTGTTTAATGGTTAGTGTTAATAATTAGTATAACCTACGCTCAGCTAACCTTTCTGGACGCTTGTTTAATTCCTTCCCGTATGACCGCACGACGTAATACAAGCCAAGTGTTAATTGGACTTCTATCTAGTTATGACGTTGTTGGGGTAACTCTGGAACCAGATCAGGGTTCCTTTGTTTTGGGTCAGAATATGTTTATTCTTTTGTTCTTTTCATTGTATATAAGTATGCTTCATGTCATTAAAAATGCCGGCTAGCCAGCTTAAATTGCGGGACTTCGTATACGTGGTCCGTGGTACGGATGCTATGTCTACGATCCTTATAGTAAAAAAATCGAGGTCGATATAAAAACCGCTGTGTGTGCCGTACCATAAAAAAATATTCCCCTAGTGCCCTGAAATGTTTCATTCCTTGCCCTTCTGCTTCCTGCCATACACACGCTTGCCCATCCTGGCTATGATCGTGGATTGCCTCTCTACCCCCCGGTCTATATAGTCTATATCGTGTTCTATACTCTGTACCTTCTGAGCTAGCCTCTGTATACTCCATCCTAGCATGCATATTGCTGCTAGATTCGCCCACATCAACCACTGATTCAGGCTCCCCAATATGTTTATCACTTCTTCCATCCTTTTTCTCCTTGTTTCAGCACTGTGGAATGGCGCGTTCGAAGGGCTTACACTCTGTATAGCTTCTCACCCCCCGTGCACCTACACACACTACTATGTTCCTTATACCTCTTCTGAGCTCTGCTCTATATCCTCGGTATTAAATAAGTCCTCTTTACTGCCATCATCACAGTACTTCTGAACTAGTTGTTTCATAAATGTTCTCTCTGAATCCACTCCCCCATCGTTACTATACTGTGGGTATATCGTGATTTCAGCGGCTTCTGCAAGCGTAAATCCATCAAACATAAGTGAAGCTACCTCTACAGACGTTCTAGTGGATATACCAGCGTCTATTCTAGGCACCTCATTACTCGCTTCTTGACGTGATAATGACGCTATCTCACCGATCCCTTTTAAGGATTCTTGATCTACTAGAGGGAATAACATTGTTAATAAATCGCACTCCTCATCAGCAGATAATGTATCCATCTCAATGATCGTGAATCTATCTAGTAATGCTTTATCCATTACTCTAGTTGCCGTATACTCATTACCTATATTAGCTGTAGCAATAAATGTAACACCATCTGCTACCTTGATAGTAGCCTGGTCTTCTGCCTCATCTAATCTAAGGTATCTCTGACCCTCATCTAGAACAGTCATTAAGATGTTCCATGCATCAGGATGCGCTCTCGATAACTCATCCATCAGTATTATTGCATTCGGAGTTTGAATAGCTTTAACGAATAGTGACTCAGAGAAAGCAGTACCCTTCTCTTTATCGAAAGTCACATTACCAATAAGAGTAGCTCTTGGATCCTGAGTAGCACCCAAGTTGAAATAGAACTCTGGACGATCTAGTGAGTTAACGAGAGCTTTTGCAGCCATGGTCTTACCACAACCTGCCGGACCTGCCATCATGATATTCTTACCACGTACAGCACTCCTGATTAAATACTTCCATTTAAGCTCATTCATCATAAGTGATTTAGGCTTTAAGCTGTATGAACTATGTATCATATTCATAATCTCTGCCTGCTCTGCTGGTACACCTTGCGGTACTGCAGGAGCATTAAACTCTTTAACGGCTGCATACCACTCAGCAGAGTCAATAGACTTCCACTTACCGTTAACATTCTCTAGTACTTTATTATTCTCTAAAGCACGTTTTCTGGTACCATACAAGATACCACTAACTTCTTGACCATCTAGGCCTACAGCTACCATCTTGGAGCCGTTCAATTCGATTTTTACAATCTGTCTCATAGTGTGTTTGTTTTTATTTATATCTAAATATACGCCTTTTTACTCGATTTAGCAACGTATTTACTAATTATTTTCTAAAGTTATGAACCGTTAGCAGGGGCATCCTATGTGAATTGCTACGTAGAACCCACCAAATAGCAATGTTAGAACAGCAATTGACCCGAAAAACTCTGCCGGATCCTCCTTTATAAACTCTATTAACTCTTTCATATATGTAATCTCTTTATCTTTATAAGATAAAGATCCCCCTTTTTACCCAGACTAGCAACTATTTCAGCGATTATTTTACAGAAATCTCTGCTAAGTTATGAACAATTCTACGTTCGGGGGGTGTTATATATAGTCCCCCCCCCATAAAG